AAAGGGTCTTAATTTCTCGCAAATCCTCGAGATGAGGACTTAGAGAAACGTAATGCTTAAATGCATATCGCTATCTAGTCTTTCCTGAAGGGTGATTATTCCTTCTATTGTTTTGAATCATATCCTCAGCTCCCGTGCGTTGCGCACAGAGAGGAAGAGGGCTCACACCCCGCCTATCCTTTCGGATCGAGAGGTATGAGGATCACAATGGTTGTGAGGTCTTTACAACCCTTATTGATGTAAGAGAGAATAGACCTTTAATTAGGTTGAAATAGCTATAAGGTACCAGACGCTTTTAGTGGTCAGGCCCTTTAGTGGGTAGGTTGCTATCAGTAGTTAGTGCTGAAGGCTGGGGTTCTCGGGAGTGTGAAAACTTCCACATCTTTAAGATAATTGTCTTGAAGCCTCAGACGATAAAATCCGTCTCCTTGAATAAGGTGGCTGCGGCCCACGCAAGTGGAAACCGAGTCCAATGATTTTATAAATATCTCGCGTGACAATGAAATTATTTATTGCATCGCAACTTGAGAATATTATGAAAGCCGTTGGTGCCATGATCTTGAGAAATCAAGGTCGACCTGTGATTACGTTCCTGATTGCTCAGGTTCGTATCCGGGTAGGATCTATGCGTCTTGGTTACGTCAAACCAATTATCTCTTTCTGTCGTTATTGTCACCTCACTGCGAAACACCAAGGCCTTAAAGGACTTGTTGTTACACTAAAGGTATTAAATACATCTTTAGCGCAGTCCATAGCACGGGACTTAAGTTCCTTCCCTGCTACTCCTAGAGTGCATCGAGGGCAATTGGGTTTACCGACGGTCATCCCTGTTCTTCATAGAAGACAGATTGCTTTAGGTAACCCGGTGATAATTTCGTACTGGTTCACTCTCTTCTCTATTTATAGAGTTATAGAGTTTCCAGGGAAATTGTCTCTGAGTTCTATTACCGATAGTGGTAAGGATCTTTCGAGATTCTTACCAGACTGGTCCGCGTTTTGCGGCCGGTTTTGGCAAAAGTTGAGTCGAACTCAACCTAAGTTGCGAGAAGATCTTCAAGATCCTCTTCGCTTCTTGGCCAAACTTCGGGTTTCACCTTTTCTTATTCCGCGGTCAACACCAACGAATGATTTATACCTGTCAACATCGCCTTTTGCGATTTGTTCGGCGGGTATAGCCTGGTCGCGTTCTCCGCTTTTACCGATCTTTCAAGATTGGTTGAGACTGACAAAGAACACGCGGTTCCTCAATTGGTTTGAGTCGTTCCGTACCATGGCTCCCTCTTTCTTGTCAAAAGAGGCCCTTTTGCAAGGGGAAAGATGTTTTCCTTCGAGTCTTGGGAAACTAGGTTTAAAAGATGAACCTGCGGGTAAAATCCGTGTATTTGCTATGGTCGACTGCTTCACACAATGGACAATGAAGCCATTGCATGATTACCTGTTCTCGGTCTTGACCTTGATCAAGCAAGACGGAACTTTCGATCAACTTGCCCCAATAACCTTATTACAGGCTAAAGGGCACCGAAGGTTTTGGTCTTTGGACCTTTCTTCGGCTACGGATCGATTACCAATTCTCATTCAAGGGGCTCTGTTGAGTCGGTTGATTACCGCTCATGGGGCCTCCCTGTGGATGAGTCTTTTGGTGGGTCGAGCGTATGACTTACCTCGTCGAGTGTTATTCACTCAGGATGAGGATAAGCCAAAATTCGTACGCTACGCAGTCGGGCAACCAATGGGTGCCTTAACTTCCTGGGCTATGTTAGCCTTGACGCATCATGCCATAGTTCAACTATGCGCAGAGTTGTCAGGAAGAGTTACTGGAGATGAATGGTTCGAGGACTATGCTCTCTTAGGAGATGACATAGTGATTGCTGACCGGTTAGTGGCAAGCACCTACCTGAAACTCATGGAAGGCCTCGGGGTTGGAATCCAACTTTCGAAGTCTGTCCATGATGCTAAAGGATATGGTGTGCTTGAATTTGCTAAGCGAGTCTTCTTCAGAGGTAACTCTGTGGGACCCGTTGCACTTTTAGAGGTGCTCTCAGCCGCTGGTTCATTGCCAGCTTGGTTGGAGGTCGTACGAAAGTACAACTTATCTCTAACTCAAGGTTTGATGGCCTTGGGGTTTGGATACCGATCGGTATCTAGAGTAAACCAACTTTGGTCACAATTGCCTCGTAGACTCCAAGGATACGTAGCTTCTTACTACGGTCCTGGAGGTCCGGGTTATGATGGAGATATCCTTAAATGGATGTCTACTGGTCGTAAAGATTCCACTTATCCTGATACCCAATGGGTAGGGGATCTTGCGGCATCTATCTTACAACGAGTAAGAGACGTTCTCCCTCGTGCTAAGGCTTTGACTAAACTAGTCGAAGTAGACAGAACCCGAGCTCACTATGGAACCTCAAAGTACGAACCTCGGCAACTGCCTAAGTTCCTCTTTGTAGGGGATCCACAATTCAGTGGATCGAAATGGCCTAGGGCCGTTAAAGCGAACCCAGATGGTATCTGGTTAGTATGCGACCCGAACACATTATCACAAGATCAGATAAGATCTTTGATGATGATGATTGAGTTTTGTTATCGAGACTCATTCTATGACCTACATAGTGAACTACGTTCCCTAGAATCATCATTAGAAGAGTTCATCGCAGACGATAAATCTCTTTACCGTCTGTCGTATCTCGTAGACCAGTTAGATCAACTGGAGTCTGCGATAGATGGATTGGGGCTCGCCCCTGATCTTACGATCAGAAGACAGGCACCGCGCCCTCTCGATTTTGTTCGAGGTGGGCAGTGGTTGTCTCGTTGGAGAGGATGGATGGCCAATAGACGTAACCATGAAATGGACGTAACTATGATTTAAGATAGGAGGTACAGGACTAAAGTGATTCGTATGCTACTAAACATCTCGATTCCGACTCGTTGAGAGTGGAACTCAGCTTACGCTGAGCGGTGAAAGTAGATTTGTCAAGAGGGCCGATGCGGATCGCACCAGCGACCTGTTGAGGGATTTAAAGCCCAATCTGACTTTAGATCAAGGACCTGTATCGTATAAAATCATGGGAACGAATAATTCCAGTAGGCGAACGCCGAAGCTAGCAGGTGATCGTGAAGCGGTTAAACGGATGTAAGTCAATGTCTCTAAAATTAACGAGCATTGAATGATCTTACTTCTTAAGACTGATTAGTCACGCCGGTTGCTACATGAGCCCTGACCCGGTTGCGATACAACCTTTCTGAAGACCTTAAATTATGTTACATTTAAGAGTTCATCACTCGAGGTTGATTACCGGTCCATTATATTATATCTCATCCATGAGGTATACTAGCACGAAAGTCGGAAGTTGTCTTTGCGGAGGCATTCAGTACGGCCTGATCATAGATCCCACTACCAGCT